CCACCGTTGTAAAGCCACTCATCTAGGGAAGCAGCTTCCCAGATGGGGTAAAAGTGCAGTCCAATAGCATTGGACGAAGGAATCACAGCACCAGAGATGATGTTGTTTCCGTACATGAGTGAACCAGAAACGGGTTCACGGATTCCATCAATGTCCACAGGAGGAGCACCGATGAAGGCGATGATGAAACAAGTCGTAGCAGCAAGCAGGCAAGGAATCATCAGAACTCCAAACCAACCGACATAAAGACGATTATCGGTTGATGTAACCCAGTTGCAGAATTGTTCCCAAGTATTCGATTGTTGTTGACGTGAAATTGTAGCAGTCATTTTTTAGCAAGTAGTAAGACCATCAGGGAAATGGTGGAGATACTATGCTCCCAGCACCCTTAGCTGGGATATGAGAGACGTAATTTATACACCCATAGGTCTCGGTTAACGGGTGTTTAACAATGTTACGGAATGTTTAGGTTTCGTAACATTTGTTTACCTATTTATCATACTACGGTCTGCTTCTGGTGTCAAGGGGTTAGTCCAAATCAATATCCGTAAGTCCCTTTATGAGTATTCCAATTTGATGTAATATCAGACGCTGACAATACAGAACTCCAAATTTGTACTTGAGATATTGTTCCAGTAAAGTTATTTTGATTTGCATCACCAATTCTCAAAATAGATGATGCGGTTAATGAAGAAGTGTTTGTTCCTGTAGTAGAATCTTCTAAAGAACTATTAATATAAAGTTTTATGTTTCCTGTGCTTTTTTGCCTTGTTGCTGTAATATAAAACCAACTTCCAGTATTACATAAAGTCGTTGATCTTATAGTAGTGTCTGGACTACCTATTCCAAAAAGAACTTTTCCACCACCAACAGACAAACCAAAATCAGTTGTACTCCCACCAACTTCAGCATCAACTAAAGCACCAGCACCCCACCATTGATTGTTTGGATCTCCACCTGACCAAGTAGTTTTAAACCAACAAGCAATAGTAAAGTCATCAGCAATTGGTCTGGTCATAGTAGCACGATCATCGCTACCATCAAATGAAAAAGACTTTGGTGCAGTGTTATTAAATGTTGGACCATTGAGTAAAGTAGCATTATAAGTAGTTGGATTTCCTGCTACATCAAACCAAGTTGTTCCAGATCCACTGTAAGAACTAGAATTTGTTGCATCAAGTAATGTAACTAAATTTGTAGAAATAAATGTTGAATATGTGATAGTTGAATTGAGTGCATTATTACCTCTGTTACCAGCATTATATGATGCAGTACTTGATATACCTATAGTTACATTAGAATTTGATGGACTTGGAGTAATTACTAATGTATATTGGGATGTGCTTATACCAGTGAAAGTTCCTTTTATCCCGTTTGTAACAGTAATATCTGAAGAGGTAAAATCAGCAACATTTTGACTAAATGTAAAAGTTGTAGTAAAAGCAATACCACTATGACCAGATGGAGATAACGTAAGAACAGAATCTGTAGGAGTTATTGGACCAGTCCAAGAGGAATAATTGGTGCTTATTTCGGCATCAGAGAGTGCTCTATCATACATTCTTATACCTTTCACATATGCATTCACTGGCCAAGTAAATGAAGCATTTGAAGGATCAAAAACCATCAAACGCATTGGTGCAGTATTACTATGAAATGCTTTTCCCGAAGCACTTGTAAAAACTAAAGAACCATCAATATACATTTTTGCAACACTACCATCATAGGTAAAACCATATTGATGATAAGAATTAAGATAGTTTGATGGAGTTGGTAATGTATAAGCATCTGTTGATTCTGAAAAATTACCTCCACCCTGAGTTCCTAAAACAAGTGTAACAACTCCACTACTTTCTTTAAATCCAAAACTACAACTTTGGTTATTTGGTGAAGTTTTACTCGTTAAAAATGCTATTTGACCTGTTCTCCAAGCATTCATTTTTACATAACATTCAAATGTCTTAGCACTTGTTCCTTCTGGAATCCACGCAGCATCATTTATAAAGACATAATCATTTGTCCCATCAAATAAAAATTCTTTATTTGGATCAGAAAACGTTGGACTATTAACTAGTGTAAAATCACGATCATTAACTGTAGTATCAAACCATGTTGTACCACTTCCAGAATATGAACTAGAATTTCTAGCATCTAATTCAAATAGTAGACCACTTGATGTTGGATTTGCAACTCCTGCAGATTGTAAAAAGTTTGCTAATCCAATAGGACCGCTAGATGGGGCATTTCCTCTACCATAATATTCATTTAATCCAATAGGAGTAGATCCACCATACTCCAATTGAAGATTCATTAAACTAATTGAATTTGGAGAAATTGGTAATGTCATTAATTCAAACCACCTTTTTCTTTAATTCATCAATTTGTTTTTGCTGTTCTTTAATTGCTTCAATTAAAAGTGCTACTATGTTTCCATATGATACTGTTTTAATTCCATCTTCACTTTGCCCAACAACTTCTGGCAACACTTGTTCTATTTCTTGAGCAATTACACCAGCATGTCTCTTTTCCTTATCCGCTAAATCTTTTCTTACAAATGTTACTCCTCTAATTTTATTTAATTTTTCTATTGCGTTTTCAATAACTTCAATATCATCTTTAATTGAAACATCAGAATAAGCAATTACATTTCCTGTAGCAGTTAAATCACCCGTACTAGCATTAAATGTAAATGCTGTTGCTGTTGTCCTTACACTTGCGGTTTGATTAGATCCTGCTGCAGCAACAAACACAGGATAAAAAGTAGTATTATCAGTAGTATTTGTTGCGTTAATTGTAGTAGATGGTCCTGTTGAACCTTGGATTCCCTGTGTTCCTGTCGTACCCTGAGTTCCAGTAATCCCCTGAATACCTTGAGATCCTGTAGTTCCCTGAGCACCGGTAGTTCCTTGTGTTCCTGTCGTACCCTGAGTTCCAGTAATCCCCTGAATACCTTGAGTACCAGTAGTTCCTTGAGCACCGGTAGTTCCTTGTGTTCCTGTCGTACCCTGAGTTCCTGTGGCTCCTTGAGCACCAGTTATACCTTGAATACCTTGAGTACCAGTAGTTCCTTGAGCACCAGTTATACCTTGAATACCTTGAGTACCAGTAGTTCCTTGAGTACCAGTGGTCCCTTGTATACCTTGAGTACCAGTAGTTCCTTGTGCTCCTGTTGTACCTTGAGTTCCAGTGGTCCCTTGTATACCTTGAGTTCCAGTGGTCCCTTGTATACCTTGAGTACCAGTAGTTCCTTGCGATCCTACAGTTCCCTGAGCCCCTGTTGTACCTTGAGTACCAGTAGTTCCTTGAGCCCCTGTTGTACCTTGAATACCTTGAGTACCAGTAGTTCCTTGTGCTCCTGTTGTACCTTGAGTTCCAGTGGTCCCTTGTATACCTTGAGTACCAGTAGTTCCTTGCGATCCTACAGTTCCCTGAGCCCCTGTTGTACCTTGAGTACCAGTAGTTCCTTGAGCCCCTGTTGTACCTTGAGTACCAGTAGTTCCCTGAACACCCAATATACCTTGAATTCCCTGAATTCCAGCAGCGTAAGGAGCAGTCCAAGAAACACCAGTACCAATAGAAACAAGAATGCTACCAGCAACTCCAACAGTGTTATTAATATCCTTAATACTTGAATCTAGTTCAAGAACACCTGCGATAGTTGCGATGCCAGAAACATTAATACCTTGACTCAGATTAATTTGAGTTCCCTGAAGGTTTGATATTGTCAGTAAATTTTGACCTGGATTATAAAGTAAAGCAGTATCAATATAAAGAGAAGTATAACCAATTCCAGATTCAAATGGAATGTAATAAACATTGTCATCACTAGCTTGTGGTAAAATATTAATGTATTCTGCGTTTGTTGAACTAGAAGAATTACCACTAAAAGATGTTGCGGTTATAATTCCAGAAGCATTAATATTCCTAACAAATGCTAAATCATTTTGAGTAAATTGAACATTACCAGATGCCAATCTGGTTCCTACTGGAAACTGAGTTGATCCAATACCAACACCATAATTAAACAACCAAGCATCAGTACCTAAACCTCCCCAAGTACCTTGCTTAACCCACATAATCTGCTTGTAGGTATCGGGAAGTGTATTAATACCTACAGCATTTAATGCTACTAAAGGGTTACCTTCTGTTGAAGCAATAGCGATACCACCATGATTCGCACTACTATCACTAGGTAGTGTAGTTGTACTAAATCCAAGAACAATATCTCTATCTTCTACTCTAAGTTCTGTAGCATTGATATAAACAGAAGTACCACCAATTGTTATATTATTTTGAACGTTTAAATCATAAACACTTAATTGAGTTCCATCAAAGGTAAAATTACTTGATCCAGTTGGTTCATTACTACCATTTTTGTAAACAACTTCATAAGATAATCCTGCTACTGGACCAGAAACACCTTGAGTGCCTTGAATTCCTTGAGTACCTTGAATTCCTTGAGTTCCTTGAGTTCCCTGAAGACCTTGTGTTCCTTGAGTTCCTTGAGTTCCCTGAAGACCTTGTGTTCCTTGTGTTCCTTGTAGTCCCTGAAGACCTTGAGTTCCTTGAGTTCCTTGAGTTCCCTGAAGACCTTGTGTTCCTTGTAGTCCCTGAAGACCTTGAGTTCCTTGAGTTCCTTGAGTTCCCTGAAGACCTTGTGTTCCTTGAGCACCAGTTATACCTTGAATACCTTGAGTACCAGTAGTTCCTTGAGCACCAGTTATACCTTGAATACCTTGAGTACCAGTAGTTCCTTGTGCTCCTGTTGTACCTTGAGTACCTTGAAGACCCTGTAAACCTTGAGTTCCTTGAGTACCTTGAGTACCTTGAAGACCCTGTAAACCTTGAAGTCCTTGAGTACCTTGAAGACCCTGTAAACCTTGAAGTCCTTGAGTACCTTGAAGACCCTGTAAACCTTGAGTTCCTTGAGTACCTTGAAGACCCTGTAAACCTTGAGTTCCTTGAGTTCCTTGAGTACCTTGTGTTCCTTGAACACCTTGACTACCAGTAGTACCTTGTATACCTGTAACACCTTGAGAACCCGTAGTTCCTTGTGTACCAGCACCTGTAGCACCTTGAACACCTGTAGTTCCTTGAGTTCCAGTTGCTCCTTGTATACCAACAATCCCTTGTATTCCAATAGTTCCTTGTGTACCTTGAGCACCTGTAGCTCCAATAGGAGATCCATTAACATGGAAAGCAGTAGCACTAATAATGCCACTACTCCCATTAATTGTAACTCCAGTACCAACAATAATACGATTACTATTTCCATCTAAAGTAATAGAGGAAGATCCAATAGTAACAATACCAGTTACTCTAACATCACCTTCAACATATAACTTATATCCATCTTTAGCAGTTGTACCAATACCAACATTTTTAATGGTATTAATTCCAACAGAGTCTACTGACCAAGTACCAGCAGATCCAACAACTCCACCTGATACCGTTTCAAATATGAACTTACCTACAGAATGATCGTACTTAAGAAATTTGCCGTCATATACAGAAGCATTCGTAGCAATACCAACAATATCGTCAAGATACTTTAACTGAGTTTCTCCGCCGCCGCCAAGTGTAGATAGTTGCTGCTGAATACGATTAATGAATAAAGTGTAATGTTTATTCAAATCTTCAACACTCACAAGTGGTGTTAAAGGATCACTATTTTTTGTTTCGGGTGGTTCGTTTAAAAGACCTTCTTGTATCTGATCATAGATTTTTAGAACCTTTGAAATCTTGTCTTTAATTTCTGGTAAATTTAGTAACGTAGATTCAGAAATTTCTTGGAAGACCTGATCTCGTACTTCAATTAGTTCTTTATTACTTTGAGAAATATAACTCTCAACATTGTTTAAAGACTTGTGATATTGCTCTTCATCTTCTTCTAACTCTTCAATTTTAACATCAGAGTCAGCAGCAAAAGATTTTCTCCAATGATATAAATTCTCTTCTTCTACTTGAACATCTACTTCTACTTCATCATATATTTTTGGTAACTTTTCTACAACAGATTCCTTAACAACAAAAACTTCAGAGTCACTTTCACCTTCAAGGACTCCTGTGTTTTTAAGTTCTTCATCAAGTTCCTTTATCTTGTTATCTAAATCTTTTGAGGGTTTAGAATACTTGATAGTTTTCTTAAAAATTCCCATTAATTATGAATAGTTTTTTTCCTTATCAAGTATTTATTATACCCTATATTCTTCTATTTTATCAAGCACCTTGTTCAGGTATTGATGTGCTAACCACTTTGGATCATGTCCAGATTTATCCATCCACTCCTTATCCAAGTCTGCCTTTAATTTAATAACCTCACACTTTATAATATCCTTAGTCAGTTGTCCTCTGGGCATATACAAAAAAACTCTGCCTCTTATTTAGAGACAGAGTTGGGTATTATTACTTATTCTATCAAACTGGTGCGGTTTCCCTCACAGTTGACTTTACATATTCTAGAACATTTTCAGGTGTCGATACTTCGTATGGGTCGGTGTCTGCGTTGTCACGGAAACCGTCTTCAAGGAATAGTTTCTCGATGACTCCGTTATCCACAACCGCAGCATAACGCCAAGAACGCTGACCGAAACCAAGGTTAGACTTGTTGACCAGATAACCCATACTTCTGGTGAAATAGGCATTTCCATCGGGGATAAGTTTTACTTTTTCAATATTTTGATCTTGTGCCCAGGCATTCATGACAAAGCCGTCATTAACAGAAAGGCAGTAAATAGCGTCAATGCCAAGAGCAGCAAATTCATCGTAGTTCTCCTCGAATCCTGGAAGTTGATAGGCACTACAAGTAGGAGTGAATGCACCAGGCAGACTGAAAATTACTACTCGCTTATTATCAAACAGTTCGGAAGTGGTGCGAGTTACAAACTCACCATTCTCACGAAATACAAAAGATACTTGTGGGACTTGATATTGTTCTTTACGCATTTTAACCTCCATCACCATACACCGGGAATTACTTGACCCGTCAGGGCATAAGATCCCATTGCGGCAACGATACCGATCATTGCTGCCCAACCATTAATGCGTTCTGCTCTTTCGTTCATTGTTTTTCTCCTAAAATTAAAGGTTTTCTTCTTGTTCGGTAAGAATCACACAATCGCTAGTGGGATAAGCGGTACATGTAAGAATCCAACCGTCTGCTACTTGATCATCATCAAGGAATGACTGCTCTTCATTATCTACGGTTCCTTCTACGAGTTTACCAGCACAGGCGGAGCAAGCACCAGCACGGCACGACGCAGGAAGGTCAATACCCGCCTCTTCTGCCGCTTCAAGAATATACTGATCGCTCGCACACTGAATGGTAGTCTCGGAACCGTCGGGAGAGCGGAGAGTAACATTATAGGTCATAGGTAAAAATACTTAAAAAATACCAAAGAACAGTTTACCAGTAAATGCGTAAGAAATCAAGGCTGCTACGAAACCCATCATCGCAGTGCGACCATTGAGACGCTCTGCTTTCTCGGCATATGGTTCAATACCATAACGCTCAAGATCTTCCTTTGTCATGTACATGGAAGGTTCTTTAGCAAACATATTCATTTGCCCGAACTCATTTTTAGTTACAGTCATTGTTACATTCATTAAGAATTGTTACACAATTATATAGCAAAAATAAAGAGGGGTCAAGCCCCTCTTGTTACGGTTTTCACACAAGGTAAGTATAAATGCTTACTGATTGGGTTGAGAAGGTTCTGTAACTCTTCCCAGATAAGGATCATATGCCATCAAATCATCTATCTTCATGTTTGGTCCCTGCTGTTCCCAATAGTTTCTCAATCCATCATGACTAGCACGGTGGAAAATATCAATGTGCTCTGGGTGAATTGAAGATCCCAACTGAATCTTATACAATAAAAGTGGTATGGCATAAGTGTTTCCAGAATTATAAATCAAATCATCGGCAACTGCTCTGGGTTTCACACCATTATCAAGTTTATATTTGCCATCTCTAATATGATGTTTAATAATTTTCTCTGCGTGATGCCGAGTAATCATATAACAAGCAGTAGAGAAGTCATTAATAAATCTACGATGAAGTTTTACATGAAGATCTCCTGTGCAGATAATTGCCAACTGAACCACATCCCAATCATAAGGAAGTTTAGAGGCAAATTGTGTCCAGGTAAAATCCCAAAAACGAACAGTATCTAAATCAACATCATCCTCCATGAAAATAGCATAAGGACTATCCGAAGTATCCATCCAGTGTTTAATTGCCTTAAGATGAGAGGTTGTACATCCAATCTCTCCAGAAGTCATGTCTTCTGGATATCTACCTTTAATAATGTCGCTTAAATCATCATCTCTACCATCATAAGCAGAGATGCGTTCATAGTTTTCTACCTCCCAATACTTGAGTTGATCCTCCATATATTGTCTTCTCTCTGATTGTCCGTCCAGATTAAGATAATATACAGGTCCAAAGTTTTTGAGTTTATATGCTGATTTGTTTCTATCCATTAGATAATAGTCCAGGTTTCAGGAATTAAATCTTTTGTTTCTTTATCGGCGTTATTAGGACCAAACCACTTTGATGGTGCGATGACCTGTTCACTCTTTGCCAACCAGGCACCCCACCAGGAGAACGATGAATTGGCAATGATGTGTGATGTACAAAAAGTCATCAGGCACAAATCAATCTTATTGTCTCCAGATTCTGATACAAGGAACCGATCGTCCGAGAACAGTTCTTGCTCCTGACACCATTCAGGATCATCAGAGAAGACAATGACTTGTCTTCCGTCAAAATGCTTTAGTGCTTCTTCATAGTATTCAAGAGACAGATTATGATGATTCGCATTATTTGTCAAGTAGTCCGTGCGACGAACATGAAGAGATACTGGATTGTCAAAACCTTCTGCGATCTCTTTACAAGGTTCTAGAATATGATCTCTGAATACAAAGTCTTCTCTAATAGAATCTTCTATATGTTTAAAGTATTTTTCTGATTGAAAATATCCAAACAATGAAATATCATTTGGACACTGATCAAACAAGAGTTGATCAAAATGAAAGAATCGTTCTTGAGCAATAGGAGCATTGCCACCATCCAAATACTTGACATTTGATCTGGGTAGATTTGGTAGATCAAAGAGTTCAAACAACTGATGAGATCTCCACTCATCCTCAAATTTAGAAGGTGGAATCCCAAAGTCATATCCTCTACGGGCAGCAATACCACGCAGAGAAGCATACTGGAACATTTGATTGCCCAGTCTACCCAAATGTCCTAGATGATTAAATGCCAGCATCTTTAAATCTCCGTGCCAAGTATTCCTGTTGATTCATATATTGTACAATCGTTTCTTTGTTCTGTTCTCTCAACCATTGCCATAGATTATGATTATCCATAAACTTTGGATTGTGATAATGAGAGTTATGAGTTCTTCCGTGTTCAAAATGCCAGATCCAATCGTTCACTCTGCCGACTCTATATCCAAGAGCATTAAAACGGAAATAGAACTCACAGTCTTCGGCACCCCATGATAGAAAATTTTCATTCCACATTCCACCAGCAATGACTTTTTCTCTGGAATAGAACTGTGTCCAACCAATCGTAGAAGATTCTGTTCTACATCTGGTCTCAATGACCCTCATATCAAATCCACTTTCAAGAAATGATTGAAAGACTTCCATTGGATAGTCTACCTGATACTGATAAACTCCACAACCATAAGGATAGATTACATCTGCTTCACCATTTAGGATCGTCTGATATGCCTGTTGATGACTACTGACAGGATAGATTACATCAACATCATGGCTACAAACTACTTTTGTTTCTGCCAGAAGAATCAGATCATTGAGAATCCGAGTCTTATGAAACAAGTGAGCATCACTTTGTTCAAAAATATATTGAAGATTATCAGTGCTCACATATTTTTTAATCTCTGGGATCGCACGAAACTTAAATGTTTCTCTCTCACTGACTTCCTTTACAATTACTTTTGCCTCTGGAAAGTTCTTAAGAAGATAAGTTACAGAAGTAATGATATTTTTTAAACGATCTTCTGATTCAATCCTTGTGGGAATAATATAAGTCAAATCTTTCATAGTTGAATCCATCCCTCTGGAATTAGATCTGACATATTATAATTGGCATATGCAGAACCAAACCAGGTCTTCGGTGCGATGACTTTTCCACGACCATTTTGTAGCCAGGCACCCCACCAACTCATAGAACTGTTTGCGATGATTCCACCAGAAGACATACTCATCATACAGAGGTCATAGTAAGGAATAGGAGATCTAACTTTACCATCATTGGTATCTGATAGATGATTGTAAAGAGGATTCTCATCAGGAATCAAGAACCTATCATCAGTAAAGTTTTCTCTACACCAATCAAGGTCATCGGAAAATACAAAGACAGGAACATCGTCAGGAAACTCTGCCAATGCTTTCTGATAGTATTCAAGTGAACAAACAGGGTGGTATTGTGGTTGATTTAAATAATCACCCCGACGAACATGTAGGAAAATAAAATCCTTATATTGCTCGGTGATTTCTAAACAAGGTTCTTTGATGTCAGTCTTGAATTCAAAATCTTTACGAATAATATCTTCTGCGTTTTTGAAATATTTTTCTGTCTGAAAATAATCATGAAGATTCACATTATCTGGGCAATCTTCAAAGAACTTTTCATTAAACTCAAAACATCCTGTGGCAATGCTTTGGTATGGTGTAATACCAAAGTTCTCTTCTGTCACTGTTGACATTTCAAAGCACTCAAAAAGTCCATAGTTCGCATCACCATAAGAATTTGGTGGAGGAACTAACCAGGAATAATTGTGCTTTGCGGCAATACCACGAAGCCCAGCATATTGGAACATTTGATTTCCAAGTCTGCCATTTGATCCAAGACGATTATAACTAATTGCCATCAGTCTCCCCTCTCAATACGAATACTGTCTTCATCAAAGTGTTGTGTTGAAAATTCAAAAAGTTCTGTGTCCAATAAAGCAGTCATTTGATGTCTCAATCCCCTGTAAATATGAAACTTATCTCCAGGATTTAAAATGATTTCAATGGCATTACATATATCATCTTCATCACCATAAAGAAGTTTAATTTTTCCTGATTGAATATAAAAAACTTCGTCCTTAAGTTTGTGATAATGCCAAGAACACTTCTTTCCCTTTACAAAATAAAGGAGTTTCCCACAGTATTCTTCACAATTCACAATCCACTTTTCAAATCCCCATCCTTTGGGAACAAACTTAATCTCCGAAGAACTCATTAGCATTCATTCCTTTATCGTCAATGTAGTAATCACCAGAAGGTTTGCCTAGAACTAACTTGTGATACTTACAACCCCAACGGTCTAGTTGATGCTTTGTAAGTTCATAGAACATTCTTTTCGCTAGGTCAGCATTGTCGCCCGACCTACCCATACCTCTAGCGGTAAGATAAATGATTTGGTTTCCTTCATCATACAACTTATTTATTTTGGCAATCCTATCGGGTTTTGGAATACTGGTTTCATAATCACAATCATCTCTACACTCTGGTTTATCACAGATTGTACCGTCAATATCAACCACATACTTCATTCAAAACACCTCCGATAAGCATTCCAATAAGCAACAGTTTCTTTCGGAACAATAGATTCCCATTCAGACAAACTGCGAATCAGATCAGTCGTATACCTATATCCAATGATTTCCTTTTCCAAATTGGTTACCAGATCCTGAACATTTCGGTCCTGATAAACAGATGCCTTATTATAAACAACACTCTTGGGGAAATAATGCTGAAGAACATATCCACCCCAAATGTCATCCATCCTACCAACATGAGGAAACACAGAATAGTAAGGAATAACTTCTCGTGCCAAGAAAGTATTCTGACTATTAAATGGTGAGATAGAAAGAGATCCATAAGGACCTTGAATCTTATCAAACTTTACGATAGGACGAATAGACAGTCTTGCCATCGCATCAATATCAGGATCACCATCCCACAGATCTGCCTGAACCAAAACTCTACGCTTGAGTTTGCCACCATAAGAAACCCTATCTCTGTAAGGAACCAGATCAATTGGATATCCACGATGCCAGACTTGATTGTGTTCTGTGACTGACAGTGGATCAAAGACTCCAAGATCAGTGTTGTAGAAGTCAATCTCTACAGTTTCACCCACAACAACATTAGTTCCCCAGCCATCATAAGGAATATTATCATCATCAACGGTCGCAACAATATCAGCACCACGATTGTATGCCTCAACAAATCCAATGTTACGGCGTTGAATAGATTTCCAACCAATTGTCTCACTCAACTCTGGATAGGTTTTCTCTTGATATTCTGGAGAGAGATAAATGCAGTTTAGATTTTCATACTCATAGTGTGGGGTTTTAGTATCCCCCACCACAATCAGAGTCCAATCCTCTTTTCTTGAATACTTGATCGTAGCAAGAGTAGGGGGATTGATAGTTGTCGTTACAATATACTTGTTCACATTAAATACTTTTCAACGAAGTGTTTTGTCGTGTAGTTATTCACTGCCTTATTATAAGCGTTTTCTCTCATAGAGTCAAACATATCATAATTATCAATCACATATCTCAATTGCCTATCAAGATCTGCCTCATCATCAAAATACATAAAGTCTTGATCTGGAGTAAAGAAGTGCTCAATCGGATTCCAAGGATCTCTCTGACACAGAATCACACATTTGGCAAATGCTGCTTCAAACATTCTTGATTTAATTTGAGGCATTGTTCCACGATCAATGTGCGTAAATGCTTTGTTCTCTTTACCTCTAGGAAAGTTGTAATAATTTTCTGCTGTTGCTGGATTAATATTACAAAGACCATGAACAACTGCTACTTTAGTTTCAGAAAGCATCTTTATCTTATCAGCATAAGAGCATCTAGGAACATTACCCATACTGTAATGACCAAATCTAAAATTGTATTTGGTAAAGACATTCTGAATGTAATCTTGCCAGGGCACTGCGTTTGGTAGACTTCCAAAATAAGATACATCTATTGTCTTTTCCCGCTCTTCTGGAATCCAATCTTCACTAAAGGGGAAGAACACAAAGGTTCTATTCTCAAACAATTCGGCAGTGTATGGGCACAGAGTCAAGATTTTATCTGCCTTTTCGTGAAGAACTGCTTTCGGTCCCTGAACTACACAAAAGTTTGGTTCTTCTAGCGTCAGAACAACCTTCTCCTTATCTTCATACTGACCAGAATATAAGTCACCATAAAAATCTGCCATAAACAAATAGCAGTCTCTGGCAACATCTTCATACTTTTCAAAATTTAAATAGTATAAAGGATCTTCAGTAAGTCCATTCTCTGGTCTCACAAAATTTAAAACTTTCATAGAACCTCATTAATATCTTCTTGAGTCAAAATATAAACTCCCATATGTTGAACTGATTTAGAAGCAAGGTAAACTGCCTTTGGTATGGCAACATTCAAATCTCTAGTGTGTAAGTAGAAATAGCAGAGAGTTGCCAGAAAGACATCACCCGCCCCAGTCACATCAAACACATCCACTTGAGGAGAACGATAAACATAATCTTTCCACTTTGCTCCCAACTTACCCATTGTGACCACAAGTTCACAATTCTCTGGGAGACTCTTCATCTTGTTCTCCTCATCATTATTAATCTTGATGATCGCGTTGTTGAAATGTTTGAGATCTGGATTCTTACTGTCAACAAAGACAGGACCACCAAACTTTTCACATAAGACACTGATAGAATCAAGATCAAGAATACCCTTACAATAATCAGATATGACTACGGCATCATACTTTTTACAATCAGGTATTTCTACAGGATCTACTTGATGCCCAAGATCTTCTCTCAAAAGAAGTTGATTTGATTTTGTATCCACAAATCTTCTTTTGATTAATTGGTCTGGATCGTTGGTAACAAAATCAACATCCAAACCATAGGAAAGCAGATTCTCTCTGACATTTGCTGCCATTCCTGGACGAGTCTCTTCTGCTCTGTAATCAAACACAGGAACAGGTGCCTCCGCACATAACCTGTCGCAGACACCATAATGATAAATGTCCTTACAAGACTCACCGATAAGTAAGACCTTGTAATGTTCTTGTTGTTGAGTATTCTCCAACTCTGTCAAAAAACCGAACTGCCTTGGCATACTGTTCACCTACGACTTCTTTACCTTTCCAATCAGATCCTACAATCATTATATCAGGATTAATTGTTTTTATCAAATCCTCAAGTTCTTCTTTACTATTAAAGATGTGAACAACATCAATATAACGAATTGCTTGTAAAGTTTTAGCACGATCATCCTGACAAAAGATTGGTCTACCTTCTCCTTTCATTTGTGAGACTTTTTCATCAGAGTCAATCGCAACAATCAAATAATCACCTAGAGATCTGGCATACTCAAACAGTTGAATATGTCCTGGATGAAGAACATCAAAGCAACCATTCACAAAAATGATTTTCATTTCTCCCCCATCACCATAAATGAGTTATTCAGATCAACTCCAGAAACAAACACATTCTTATACCCACGGTCAACCATATAATCACGAATCATCTCTGGAACAAATACATGCTTATGCTTTCTGTTGTTCCAGGGTCTCCAATACTTCTGACTATAATCTGGAAGATAGAGGAAGAGAACTCCTCCATCTATAAGGCGTTCATACCAGTAGTTCATTGTCTCAACCCAATCGTCAACATGCTCAAGACAATGGCTAGAGAAAATATAATCAGGATCTCTTTCTGGAAGATGATTGGCATCCCAGTCATCATCAAAACTCAAATCAATAGGGGTAGATCCAGGAAAAGACCATTCGGGTTTCATACAACCAATATCATATCCAAATCCAGAACAAACATGTTTGGCAAATGGAATCGCAAATTGAGAGGCATTACCAATGGTCTGGAAATGAGGATATGTAGTTTCTTGATAGTTGATTGTTTTAATCATTGATATTGCCAGGGAAGATTAAATAAGTATCTTGTTTGCGACCAGTCACCCCAACGGTGATGAAGGAACATTGGTTTGTCTTTTACCTTGTCAAAGAGTTCAGAAGTCTCAAAAAGATAGTTCCAGGATGTTTCAATAAAGTTATATGCTGCTGCCTTTTCAATTACTTTACACCAGTCAAACAAAGAGTATCCTTCAATATGCTTTGCTTCAACGACTTGTGCTCCACCATAGTCAGCAGGATTCACAGATATTCTATCACAGATTTCAACTTGTGGTCTCGTACACCAGTAACGATTTACAAGAACATATACATCATCATCTTTGAGTCCTAGAACATCATAGAACAGTTTATCTTCTTTCTCTTTGTTACGGACAAACTTAATATAATCTCTCCAGTCTTTCCAATCCATTCCAATACTGTCATACTTACCTGCCATAATCGGTTGGTAGTTTCCAAAACCTTGAAAATAAAACAGGTCATCTGTAATTTCAGTTTGTTTCTCTGGAAGATAATGTTCAATTCCAGGAAACTGAATGTAATCTGGTAGAGGTGGGCGAGTCAGTTTTACTTCATTATCACCCCAAGAAATAAAATTAAAGTCTGGAATATAATCATTTAACCATTCAAACTCTGATACAACTGGCCAGTAGACTTCATATCCTAGACTTTTAATATGATGTGCTAGTTTTTGAAGAAATAAAATATCTCCAAGACCACAGGGTTGATAAATTAATCCTAGTTTCATTCTACCTCCATTGGAGTCATCTCTCTCCATTCATCTCTTGTATACTCAATCCATTGCCAAGGTTTCTTAAGAATCCCATCATAGACTCTTTCAGAATACTTATAGTGTCTGGGATGAATCGTAAGTCGTGTTGCTTTGAGGTCCAGTGTCTCCATCACATAATGAAGTGATGTGTCAACGGAGTGCATTTCTTCAGCATTCTCAAAAACCCAACACCAGTCAAAGACTTTACCACCAGGAATATTCGGATCCATCTCAACAACCTTCCCATCATATCCTTCTGGGATTTGCTGATAAACTCCATTCATTGGTTTGTAGACACTATAATATGGATTGATAAAGATAAACGGATCACCTTTCTCTAATCCAAGTCTTTTACGAAGATTCTCTTCCCGTTCAAGATTACGCTCATACTTGAAATAATCTTGCCAGTCATCATAAGAGATTCCTACGGCATCATACTTTGTACCCATTACATCCCAAGATCCTCTTGATTTGGGAACATTAGACAAATCAAGAACTCCAACCTCACCAGAAGGAAGTTGGAGTTGTCCTTGAGCACCAATATGAGAACTAGTAATCATCTGATCCACACCAGCAGACCAGCAAGAAGGAGTGACTGGATGATAAACAGTATGCTCTTGAGATAAAACTGTTGCGATCTTCTGAATAAAGAAGATGTCTCCCAGTCCTCCTGCCTGATCAATAATGATGTTCATCAGTTAATCTTGTCGTACCAATACTTGAGAAGATCATTCAGAGTCGTATCAATATCATACTCTTCCTTGAATCCAGTCAGTTCTACAAGATTAGTAGAGTCACCGTGCTGATAATAGATCTCATGAGGACGCCAGAAGGGTTCATGAATCCTTTGCTCCACATGATCCAAACCAGACAGTTCAATCAATTTATCTGTAAAAAACTGCATCTTACGAGGAGTATCTCCACAAATATTAAAGATGTGGTTGGTAACTTCTGGGTTAATCATTGCCAGATAATAAGCTCTTACGGTGTCACGAACATCCATCACAACACGAGTTGTGCTTAAGTTGCCAACAAGAAGAACAGGATCCTGAAGACCCTTCATCATTCTAGCAATCTGGTAAGCATCAGATGAGATAGAGAAGATCTTACCTCGGCGGGGACCAGTATGGGAGAAAGCACGAGTAATGAATCCCTTAATGAATCCATTCTGCATACGCTCCTGAAGATAAACATCAGTTGCTGCCTTTGATGCTCCATAAGGATTGGCAGGAAGAATCGTATCTTCCCAGTGAATCTTACGACCGTCTTGTCCCACATTACCATAGACTTCAGATGTAGAGCAGAACATCAACTTACAGTCTGGTTGATGATCCACAATTACTTGAATTAGATTAGCACTGCCCATCACATTGGTTTCCATCGTACCAATGGGATCAGTAAAGCTGGATGGAGGATGTGATTGAGCAGCAAGATGAAAGACACCATCAAACTGATACTTCTCAAAGATATTTCTCAAAGAACGATAGTTACACAAATCAGCATACAAAAAAGTAATAGAGTTGTATACTTCATCAGGAACTACATCATGAATGTCAGTCTCCATCCCATTGGTACGACGAATCAATCCATAGATTTCATGACCTTCAGCATGAAGAAGATTTGCTAGGTGAGGTCCAGCAAATCCAGTGATTCCAGTAATTAAAAACTTCATTAATTTACAACTCCTTCAATAAGATCTTTACACACTTCAAGGTCAGCATCAACAGGGAATAGAATCAAGAATCCTTGTGCGACATACGATTCAATTATAACATGAGTTTCGTCAAACAACTCATAGACAAAATCAATACCATCGGCCCCAGCAACTTTCCTTAAGTCCCAGTTGCCACCTTCATAGGGACCATCCTTATAAACTCTCAAATCATCCAGAATGAATACATCTTTTGAAATATCTCTACCACTTTCTTTAATGACTCTTAATTCAGATTCAAGTGGAATTCTTTTTGTAGGGTCTTTTTCACTTGTATAGGTGGCACCATTGATATTAAAATCAGCACCTGGAAAATGAGCATCGTGCCAGAACAGAGTTGGTTCTGGTGACAGAGTTTCCAGAATAGTTTTCATCTCAACATGACTATACCCTTTGATTAGATGAAGATTAGGTGTTCCCTCAAACTTCTCTACCAATTTAGTATGAAGTTCATCCATTAACTCAATAGTATAAACATTGAGATCATCTGGACGCACATTGAGAATATAAGAAAGACTGTCGGCAATTCCAGTGCCAGTCTCCACAAAGTTCTTAATACCAAAAGTCTCAATGACTTCTTTCGGTTTTACTGCTTGATAAATTTGTCCCATGTTAATTAAAGTAATTAAGGTAAATAAAGTCTTCTAAAACTTCCATCTCTTTTGCTTTTTCCAGATTTTCTTGAATGGCATCCATTTTAGAATAGTAAATGTCTTCAGATACATCGAATTCATCTGTCAAATCAATTATACCATCTTTATTGAAATACTTTCCAATATCTGGTGCTCCAAGATAAACAGGAATGGTTCCTGTGGCAAAGCAATCTAAAAGTTTTTCTGTAAAGTAAGTCTCATATTGACCATTCTCAATCGCAACCGAGAACATGTAATCACAAAGACCTTCTTCCTTTAAGGCGATTTCATTAAATCCACGACCATAAAGATCAACCTGATCTCCAATTCTTTCAACCCACTGAAGGCGAAGTCTATGCCCTTCACACATTCTTTTGTTTGAGGCAATCATAGAAATCATCTTTGATTTCTCATAGATCTTTGGTTCCTTGATCCAGAATCCTTGAGCAGGACACCACTTAAACTTTGGATCAATTTTTAAAAGTTCTTGATTATGTGTGAAGATGGCATCAAATGTTTCCAAATATTTTTCTGGAAACATTTTGACTTGATCTACAATTTGTGGAGTGATGTATTTTGATTCCAATAACCAGGCATATTTTGGTCCTTTTGGAGCATCATCCATCCAGGCATAAGGGAGAGTGCTGTCAATATAAAAAGAGCACTCTCCTCCCTCTTTGACCCATTCAATATACTTTGACTCTTTACCATGAACGGAATATCCTTTGTTTCCATTTGTAAGATGAGTAAAAGTATCTCCGATTAAATTAAACTTTCTTCGCATTGATTTGCTCACTAATCCATGAATAAGTCTTACGAATACCTTCTTCAAGAGATTGAGAGTAATCCCAACCAAGTTCTCTACGGATCACATCGTTATTTGAGTTACGACCACGAACGCCTAGAGGACCAGGAATATGATTCTTCTCAACGGTTTTACCAGAAACTTTAGCGGCAGTATCAACCAGTTGATCAATCGTCACCATCTCTTCAGACCCAATATTTACAGGACCAATAAAGTTAGAATCCATCATACGGCGAGTTGCTTCAATACACTCATCAATATAAAGGAATGAACGAGTTTGTTTTCCGTCACCCCAGACATCAATGGTGCCGCCGTCTTCTGGAAGATATGCTACTTTACGGCAGATTGCTGCTGGTGCTTTTTCTCTTCCACCGTCCCAAGTTCCTTCTGGTCCAAAGATATTATGATACCTAGCAACCCGAACAGGGATCCCGTAATTACGATGATAAGCGAAAAAAAGTCGCTCTGAAAAAAGTTTCTCCCAACCATATTCCGAATCTGGGTTAGCAGGATAGGCGGATTCTTCACGGCAGTCAGGATTGTCAGGATCGAGTTGATTGTGCTCTGGATACATACATGCCGATCCAGAATAGAAAATCTTGGTGCTATTCTTACCCAGACGCTCATTCATCTGGTGTTGCATTTCCAAAACATTCAAGTTAATTGTTGCCGAATTGTGCATGATGTCGGCATCATTATCACCAGTGAATACAAATCCTGCACCACCCATGTCAGCAGCAAATTGATAGATCTCATCAAATGCCTGAATATAACGATAAGGAACTGAATTATAAAAATTACCTCTATCTCCTTTGTACTCAAGAACACGACGAACAAAATCTACATCACGAAGATCCCCAAGAACAAATTCATTCGCTTCGTGTTCTGAATATTCTGGATACTTAAGGTCTACACCACGAACCCAATATCCTTCGGAACGCAGTCTGCGAACCATATGACTTCCAATGAAACCACCAGCACCTAGCACCAGTGCTTTCTTCATATACTGACTCATAAAATCATAAACTCTATAGTATGTATTATACAAAAAAAGAGGGGTCTTGTAAACCCCTCTCGTTAAGCTCAGGCTCGCCACCAATTCTTTGACTGGAAATTGGAAACCAGGCGGGAGAGAGTCCCATCCGCACCAGGGTTGTTAGCGTGTCTCCATCACGGGCATAAGGGGATTGACTCCACCACCTAGTTTGCCTTAACTAGGAAAAGTTGAACTAGTTTTGGTATCTCAATAGCGGCATAAAAACCACATAAGAAAAGAATGTCCCAAAACTTATATTTGATGGCAAAGGGAACGACAAAGACATTCCCAATACACTTCACAAATAAACCGATTTTCATATCTCCCCATAACAGGAAAAAGTAACCTGATAGGAGGAGGATATTACCAATGTATCGGAATACATTAGACTTTGACATAAGGGGTTTGCTCCCGACCAGTACTTTTAAAGACTCTCCGTGTCTTCTTCATCGTCCTTCACATAAGCAGGCACCATATCGGGGTCTAACCAGCAGGTATAGTCGTGGTCTTCCATAGCAGTAATGAGTTGCATCTCATTATCGCAAAGGTACATATCACGATAACGCCCAGTATATGCGTCTACTTTTTGAATACGGCAATCAGGTTTGCCGTTGATTTCAAGAGTGCCGACTTGAACATACCGATAAGGAAAACGCTCAAGCAGAACAGTAGGTTTCCTAACGACTTTCATCAACCAACCTCAACAGACTGAAGATCTTGGTCAATATACTCCATAAGCATTTCGTAGTCGTCAAGGGGGTCACCAGAAAATACGACGCCCTCATTTTCGTAGAAGCGACGGACCTTTTTATAAAGTTTCGGATTCTTTACATCAAGGTAGATTTCCCCGTTAGCAGCAAGTTGAAGAGTGCTAACATCCTTTTTGAACTTTTGAATCAGAGACATTGTTGTGTTTGAATACCTGAATATTATAAGTGTTTGACTTTATGTAGTCAAGTGTGCCAGTCAGGAAACTGGCGAGTCCGGATATTCAGATTTGAACTGAAATTATTCCTGCTCCCAAAGCAGGTGCCATGACCAAGTTAGGCGATATCCGGTTGCGTTGAGTGGTTTTGCCTCCCAACAGAACTAATTATACTACTTCTTGTGCCCCTTGTCAAATGGAGCCCAGTGCTGCCAGTTGTATTTGTGGACTGCCCACATACCCATAATGGGCACAACAATCAAGGCATAACACATAATGCCTAATACTACTTGATTGTTAAGTGCTGCTGCTGCGAAGTGTCCCATTAGATTATAGACATAAAGAACAAGAAAAACCCAAATGCTATAAAGAACCCAAGAATTAAGAATTGTGATCCCATATCAATTCCATTCCTCATAGTATCTTCTAAAATATGAATCAACCTTTTTTAGGTCATCCAAATGAATATCACAGGTGTAATTATTATCATCACACCATTGTAGTGCCATCCAATGAAAATTTTCTTCTCTCATCACTCTCTCAATGCCATAACTTCTGGCAAAGGAAGACATAACAAAATTCCAACACTGACTAGTGTGCTGTTCCATTTCCCTTATAGTCGTCACTATCGTAATAACTTCCTTTCTTTGACCCAACATAAAGAGTAGCAACCACGAATGGAATTGCTAATACAATCAAAAATCTACCAAGCAAATGTGCCATTACATTCCTCCTCCGTTTTTAAATCCAATTAAGTAACCAATAATAAGTCCACACATAAATGCCACAAACATATAGAGCATATGTGAAAAGAAGTCAATAAAGATAAACCATTCTTCAGTCGTCATTTTCTTTCATTAACTCCTCTATACGCCTTCTCATATCAGTCATTTTTTTATTCTCACGCTCACAATGGCGATAACCACGCTGCCCCCTGAATATCATTGTGCCTTGATAAAACATTGTGGCAGCAAAAACCAATAGTAGGACTATGCCTATTATTTCAGGGTAATGTTGAGCCATGGCAGTAATGGTGGAATGACGCCTATGAGTCTTAAAAGTCCTTCAGCAAATAAAGCAAGAACCACCCAACCGACGCACATACTAATGATACTAGCATTACGGTTGTGTCGTCGTATTGCTGCATCTATCATCTCCTTTACTTCACTGCGAGTTACATAATCGTCATCAAAGGGTTCCATCATTTCTCGTCTCCAAGAAACTTTGCCAGAGGGTCTCTTCTGGTCTTTACGATTTCAACTGCTCTCTTATAGAACATATTATCCATGTTCCCAGAGGCTTCAAAAGTCTCCTTGATCTTCACCCAGTTCTCGTAGGTGTGCTGATCCATAGGGTTACGGTTGAATACTACTAGTTATGCTAGTCGGTAGTTTCAACTTGTCAAGTTTGTTAGGGTTTGATGATAGTGTTTAAGGAAATGTTAAATCTTAAATAAAACGGAGAGAGTAGGATTCGAACCAACGGAAGCTTTCACTTCGGCAGTTTTCAAGACTGCTGCCTTAAACCACTCGGCCATCTCTCCAATAAGAACATTATAATACAAAATGAATCAAATGTCAACTACACAATCTTTTTTTACATCTATAAAAAGAAACTTCATCGGAGCATCAGAAAGATTTGCCCCTTCGTGTATATAGTCCATCACTTCATAGACCTTTGGAACTCCTTCTTCCCAAAAGACCTTTTCACCCTGCCAAATCATATAACACTTTTCTCTATCAGGTATCTCCAAAGGAATCTGAATTCTCTTATAAGGTTCCCGATAAATGTTTGGGTCTCTATGAGGTTTTAAAATTGTTCCCGAATCAAAAGAAGAATATCCCGAATAAAGAATATCAGTATTTTGATGAACCTTTACAACTTCATCCGTCATCAATTTTTTTCTAATCGTTACTGCCTTACCAACACCCTTCAACCAATAGTGGTGAATATCAGTATTACAGTATCCTTCTGTCGTTGGTGCTTTTTTAGTTGGAAATTCAGTTTGTTTTGCCCATTCATAAAGAGATTGTAACTCAACTTTAGTGATCATTTACTTAACAATAATAGTGAGTTATAATAAATCATAATATAGAATAAAAGGAAAGTCAAGTGATTCTTCTGCCTCCAAAGAAAAGAACAGAATTTGAAAGACTTCTAAAAGAACTTGGATATAAAGATAGATCTCCAGTTCTACCAAAAGAAAAAAAGATAATGAAGCAAATCAATTATATGTGTAATGATGGTGCGATGGCAATCTATCTTTTCTTCATTCCGTATTATACCAAAAAAAGTTATCTTTGGTTAGAATATTTAGATTACCATAATTCACCAGACATAAAAGAAAGAATTGAATCTCTTGCCCAAAGAATTCATTATGATGAAAAAACAAAACTTGCGGAAATTGGTTGGGAAGCAAAGTACACAAAACAACCTTATGACTTTTCTCTGGAAGATAGAAAGAAAGTATTTTTTAGTTTTCTTAAAGAAGCACAATACTCATTACACAATGGATTTGATTCACTGAATATTAAACCAAATCCAGGAGACATACTTGTAGGTAAACCACAAGGAGTCAAGATCAATCAAGGTTTTACAGATTCATCAATTGAACTTGGCACAAGGCAAAGAGCACTTGTCGGAAAACGATTCGGTCTTGGAAATGTTTATGAAGATGGATTTCAATATGGTAAATATGATGAGAACCTGAACATCATACCAATATGAAAAAAGAATTTAAATCTATAATAACAGAACTGGGTATTGAATCATCTCAAAGAATATATGAATCACCAGACAAAATAACTGTTCGGATTCCAACAGATTATGATCACATCCTATTCTTGGGAGTTGTCTGTGTCATATACAAAAATAAGATGAGTTTTTTGTACAAAGACTTTGAGACTCATAGTGATTCAGAAAGAGTTTTAAACATCGCAAACAAACTTAACTTAAATACTTCTGGAAGAGCAATACGACCTGATTGGCAGATTCAACATTCAACAGACCCAAGATTCTTTACGACAGAAGACAATAAAAAAGTTTTGTCTTACTTCATAAATGGTATTAATAATGTTATTAGAAATGGTGATGGAATAATTACACCAAAACCAAATGATATTTTGATTGGTCTTCCTTGGGATGGATCTTTATTTACTAACATTCACCATCCAAATAATGCCAGAAAAAGATCTGCCCTAAACAAAAAGTTAGGATTTGGTGAAGTTGATCAATATAACTATCAATATGCAGTCTATGATAAGGACCTTAACCTAAACCCTATCTAATTTCAAAATCAAGTCTTCTAACTTTTCTTTGGCGTCTTTCTTCCTGCCACATAATATCTTCTTGTGATAGGATATTCTTTTTATTTTTAGACTGATAAGAATTCAACATAACGACCTGTGATAAGTCAACTGCCGAAACCTTATCACCACGAATTGTTGCCATGTTGGGACAACCACATGTCACCGTTTTATTCTGATGCCCTTCTAACTCCTTACCACAGGAGCGGCATCTTATTTTAATGTTTTCCATTTTCTATTAATAATTATTCAGTAAATGATCTCAACATCCAAACAAACTTTCCATGTGCTTCGTTTAAATCATCAAGTAGATTAACAGTTCCTCTTGACTTTTGATTATCTGCTTCTACTGCAGCAGCATCAAGCATACTAATAATCTTCTTATGATCCTCAAGGAGATCACGAATCATTTCCATTTCGGAAAGATTGGATTTTGCTTCGGAGACACCAGAAACTTCTAGAACTCTTGACAATGAACTAATGGGTTTAATTGACAAGAATCTCATGTGCTCTGATACACGATCAACCTCTTCTTGTATTTCCTGGTATTGCTCACCAAACAAATCATGGATCTGTTTAAAATCAGGTCCAACAATGTGCCAGTGATAAACCCAAGTTTTTTGGAACAGCAAGAAAAGAGATGCTTGTGTATCAGAAAGTAGTTTATATAGAGTTTCCATTATACTCTTTTTTGAGTATTTATAATGGGCGATACTGGAATCGAACCAGTGACTTACCACTTGTAAGGAGGCCACTCTACCGCTGAGTTAATCGCCCTTATGTACACATTGTAGCATATACTCTACGGTTTTGGCAACATCTTCCATTGCTAACCGCAGGTCTTCTCTTTGTCCAGATTCTTGCCTACAAACAGGGCGTCGGTCATCAACAAGAGTCCAACGCCACTGGTTCATATCAGCACAATACCAGAGATTAATTTTCATTCTTGTAATATTCCAGTTTGATCCAGTTTAAAAGAGCATAAGTTTCTGGTAGTTCTGACTTATGATCTTGGTAGTCAGTATCAGTTAACATATTCTCTTTTTCATAAAACTCAATTTCACTAGAAAGATAATCAATATAATGATTAATAGCAGTGATCGCAAGTTGCCTATCCCGTTGCGAAATAAGAGACATAAAACTCCTAACTCGTTAATGATACTACAATAAAAAAGGGGGTTTTGTCAACCCCCATTGTTATATTATGTAGTTAAGTTATCAGAAGGAATAACGGACCTTCAGTTCACCACCGAGAGCGAACACTTCACTATCAAAACCATACTCACCAGCAACTTTTGCTTTGCCAGTCAGGTTTCCAGCGATGGGGAAGTTCACACCAACTTCACCAACACCAACAGCTTCGTTGGTGCCACCATTGTTCCACTCATAACCAGGACCGATTTCACCGAATACGGTTACACCACCAGTCTTCTGCTCATAACCAGCACGAAGTTCGGTTTGAGCACCGGTGAAATCACCACCATCGCTGATAGTACCAGCAGCAGTGGTCTTGCTTTCAACATAAGGGCCAGCGAACGCAGCGGTGGCAAGGAAAGGAGCAGCAGCAACAGCTGCGATTGCGGATTTAAACATAATAGTACCTCTATATTTTCTCGCAGAGTTATACCTGCGGATGTAAGGAGAACCGACATTCTCCGTTTGATTCAGTGACTCAACGAGTATTTGAGGTCTTATCACCTGAATGTATGTATTTTAACATTCTCTTTAGATTTTTGTCAAGGGGGTGGAAAACCGAACTTTATAAGCGAAAGACGAGATTCGAACTCGCAACAACCTGCTTGGAAGGCAGGGACTCTACCGTTGAGTTACTTTCGCAGGCGGTGGGAGATTTCTCTCCCAAACACTACCCACACGGAAGGGATTATAAGACGGAGTTTTATTTCCGTCAAGCCCCCGACTGGATTTGAACCAGCGACCAATGGTTTACAAAACCATTGCTCTACCACTGAGCTACAAGGGCGTGGCTCCGAGTGTCAGAATCGAACTGACCTATAACAAATTAACAGTTTGCTCCCGCACCTTGCGGGCTACTCGGAATAAGGAAACATAAAGTTTCCAACAGGCTCACTAGGAATCGAACCTAGAACAAGTGCTTAGAAGGCACGGGTTATATCCATTTAACTATGAGCCCCTGTTGACCTTCTTATTATACTACTCCTTTGGGCAGTCGTCAACCCATACGGCACAGATTCTCATTTCTCCACCAAGCAGTCTCTGTGCCTCACTGCCGTCTGGTGGTTTCTCAACATACTTTTGTTTGTATTTTCTATCATAATCGGAAATAATCCGATCATACTCGGGTGTGACCTCATCAATTGCTCTGGTTACATCTCTAATGACTCTTCTTTCAGTCTTCTCTGGGTCTTGGATAATGAGTTCGTTGAGAATACCAAGTGGGAAATATTTTCTTTGTAACTCATCCAACATATCCCAGAGTTTTGTTTCACTGATTCCAGTAAATGTTGAAAGTGCTGCGATAAGAAGTGAAACGATAATACTGACTTTTATTATCTCTCGTTTATCTGGTTTTTTCTTACCAAACTGAAAGTTAATCATAAGGGAGAGTAAGCAGCACTCTCCCTATTTATTCTATTGTATCAAACCTCTACCTTGATCAGTCGGTTGGCATAATCATGAGCATACGAAGTGCGAGCACCATGATGCCCCCAACCAATCCAACTATACGCATAGTCCATGTAACGATTGATAGACTTACCAGGAGTTTTCATCCTGTCTTCAATTCGTTGCCATTGAACTTCAGTCGTCAGATAACGAAGTTGCGTGTGTAAGTCTGATGGTTTCCCACCATACTTATTAGCAAAAGCACCCAATCCATAATAACGGTTGGCAGATGTCCATTGAATCAGTCCGTAACCGCCGCCGCAGTTACTCCAACTGGTTCTACTACCACCTTCACAAATGTTAGGAACAAAAGTTGATTCCTGTCTAATATTGCCCATGATGGTAGCAAGGGCGTTTCTGTCTTTAATACCACGATCCTGGAAGTATGCCAGGGTAGCATTCTCTTGTTCATTACACCCTTTACAAATTAACCTTGTCTCTTTAGGTTTTTCGGGAGCAACCTCTTTGGTCGCTGTCTTCTCATCTACAAGATTCAATTGTTCTGTTGTAAAAGGCGGGGGAGGTCCCTGCATCTTGTAGTTGACGAATGGCAGTGTTGCCGCATTGGTTGTAACCGTTGCCAGGAGAGGCAGGGCTACTGTAAAGAAATTTTGCATTAACTCCGATTGAACTCTACATCCGAATAGAAGGGGGGTATACCACAACCATCTCTGGGGGCACCTTCCTCGGCTCTAAATGTCACTTCAATGACTCATAATAAAAAACCCAACTTTTGGTTGGGTCTAAACATAATAAGTTACTATTTAGATTTTGTCAAGGATTCAATTTTAAAAGTGGTCTCGCTAAATACTTTTAGTGTTTATCACAATTCAAATGAAAAGACTATTTCTAGCCTTTTCGTTATTCCTAACAAGTCCAGTCTTTGCAGGGGAAATCACCCATAAGATTGTTGATTCGGTACAACTGACTGTTGACGGTGCTGCTTCTGCCGCCACCAGAATCGGTTCTTCATATGCCGTAACTGGAAGCAACATTTCCGCCACAACTTTCGGTGGTCTTACTGCCCCCGCAAGTGCCACTGCTGCTGCGACTCAAATTCAAGGTGCTTATGATGTAAACACCGCTGGTCAAGCATTCAGTTTCTCTGAATCCTTTACTGTTGGTGATGCTGTTTCAAGTGGCACAACTGTAACATCTGGTGTTGTTGGTTCTCTTCCTGCTTTTGGAAATGTAACAACTTCCTCTGGTGGTGTTGCTGGTTCCCTTGCTGGTTCTCTTTCTGGCACTGGTGTTCCTACAGTCACTGCTGGTGGTGCTGGGACTCAAGCAGTTGGTCAAAGATCTATCGAGTTAAGCGTATTTAAATGAGACTTATAACTCCCGTTTTGCTAGTAGCGGCGGGACTTATATCTCCCGCTCTAGCAGTGCCCGTTACGCCTAACTTTACCAGCGGCACAATGACTTCACACACGGAGTCCACAACAACTGTAAATGAAACTATTCGCCAAATTGACTATCAAACAGGATGGAGTTACACAGTTACAGGGACAAACATCAATATTCCCGCAACACCACAAGTAGGAACACCTTATACCATTTATCAGAATGGTGCTCCATTCCAGTTCTCGGAAACTTATTCGGGTCCAGGAATGATAAAAGACACAACTGTGATTCGCAGTACATCCATAATGTCTGTTACCGACACAACCTCCGTGTTTACCCAGTAAGGTGTCTTCACACAATAGCATCCGTCCTTGCTATCACTGTCTCTGCGACCCCTGTATATGCGGAAGGGGATACTCCAATCACTGCGGTTGCCAACCCACAGGCAACCTCAACAGGAAGCGTAACAAACCAGGCAGTTCAGGTTTTACAAGGTCCATACGTTACCAACTCATACGGTGGTGGCGTAAGTTGTCAAGGACCAACCTTTAACCTAACACCATTCCTTACAACTACCAACAGTGGTCAGAAACCATTTGAAGATTATGCCAACATTGATAATGACCCCACAACCCCATTAGAAAGAACTGGACAGAAAGACAACTGGGCAAAGAACTTTGGCATCTCTGGCACCATCTCTATTCCTTTAGATGGTGGTCTACAAGCACGCTGTAAGGAAGCAGCAGAGACTTGGACTAATCGCCAGAAGGCGGAGACTGATAAGGCTCGTTTGGACTTTGAGCTCGTCCGCCTCTTAAAATGCGGCGAAGCAATGA